GCACCGCCGCCAGCAGCAGGCAGATACCGGCAAAAAGCATCGCCTCGTCGGCCTTGCGCTGCTCGCGCGTCCGTCTGTCGTGCTTTCTCATCGCTCGCACCCCCTGTCGAGATACGGGAGCAGCTCATACAGTACCTTGCACACCGCGCACGCGCCGATAACAGCGAGTCCCGTCGCGAAGTCGCAGCTGTTCAGCGCAATCACCGCAGCGGCGATGCCGCCGAAAAACAACGTGTCGATCATGCTTTCACCTCATATCCAAGAAATTTCAGGAACGAGATTCGTGGGATGACCGTGATCGTTCCGATGCGGCTGACCGGGAACCCGAGCTGCTCGGGGTGGTCTTTCGCCGCAATGCTGATCGAATAGGGCTTCCGCCCGAGTACCGGCGCGATATCTGCCGGTGTCAGCACCGGCTTGTCCGATGCAAGCATTTCTTCCACCGTCATATGCGTTCCTCCTCACTCTTTCGGGATCAGCCGCGTCACCGGCACGTTCAGGTGCTTCGCAATGCGCATCACCGTGTAAAGGCTCGGGATTCGCCCTTCTTTCCACGCCGTCACATTGCTTTTGCTCATTCCGAGCGCCACGCATACGGCGCTCGGCGTCGTGCGCTTCTTCTTGCACACTTCTTTCAGCAGTTCGTAAAACAAGTCATTCCCTCCATTCAAATAGTTTGAATTAGAGAACCTTTTGTGATAGAATAAAGCTGCACGTGCGGAAAGGGGTGATGCCCATGCAGGCCACTTCGGCTATCGCAGGCTTCATGCCTAATTTCCTGTGTTCCCGGTAACTGAACGGACAGCGGTGCGGACAGCGCACCCGTTTCTCATACGAAGCCGTTCAACCGCGCCGAGGGGTGCGCGCCTGCACCCGCAACGCGGCGGAAACAAAGTGTGACGAGATACGGCGGGAAGGCGACCCGCCGCATTCTCAACCGCGTGTTTGCCCCACCCTATCACAAAAGGCTCTTGACAGTTCCCTAAAAAGTACTATAATGGAAGCGCCAACAACCAGCAGAGTACTTTTATTAGGACTGCCTATGGTCTTATTATAGTTCCCCTTAGGAAACTTTTCAAGCCATTTTTGTCCCTTTAGAGTACTTTTGTTCCTATGACCAATAGTGGAGGTAGCTTTTTGGGGACTTTGTACGAAACCATTCGTTCTTTGTGTGATAAGAAGGGGATTAAACCCGGAAAAATGTGCTCTGACTTAGGTATGAGTAAGAGCATTATGACGAAACTGCAAGATGACCCTACAAGAACCATAAAATTAGATACCGCAAGAAAGATCGCCGACTATTTCAGCGTAACCCTTGAGGAATTGGACAGCGGTGATTTATCTGAAAGCGACGCAGAAAAAACGCCTGCTTTCAATGATGAAAGCAAGCGCCCGTATGTAGATATGGATACCGCGCGCATCTGGTCGCCGCACCCTGTCGCGATTCTGGCCGCGCAGTATAAGGTCCCGACGGCCACGTTACAGCAGATCATCGGCTGTGACTTTAACATGGCGGGGAATATCGCACTGGGGCTGGAAGCGCCCACCGACGAGCAGCTTCGCCGTGTCGCCGCTGCTTTCTGCGTGCCCTATGGCGACCTCATGCGCGGCTGGGTTCCCCTGTACGCCAATCGAGACCTTTCTTTTGACAATATTCACCGTAGGTCAGATCGCTCCCCTTCACCGGAAGATCGGTGATTTTCGGCATGACGGCCTCGCGCAGCGCATCAAATGCCGCGTCGCGTTCGCTTTCTGGCAGCGCGGCGATCCGCTCTACCTCTTTTCGCAAAAACTCCTTTTTCTGCGCATCTGACATCGTTAAGTACTCTTGGCGCTGTTTGTCGTTCATCTTTTTATCCTCCGTATGTAAATAGTTTCACTTATCATATACCGCGCCGCGGTTCATTTCGCCACGGTTACCAATCATGGGAGGGAATTGTTGTGGGGCTTTATACCGACCCGAATTATTTTGAAAAGCAAGCAAGCCATCAAGGGAGAAAGAGATCGAAAGTAGTCGAATCTATCAAGGGTCACTTCATCAGGCCGTGCTATCTCCGCGAATCAGAAACCCCATTAAAATTTTACAAACTAATACGGGTGTGCCTTCCGATTGGAGCTATCCTAAACTTTTTCCGCGCAATACAGGCAACGGTCGCAATTAGCACGGCAGCCGAAGCTGCAAAGCCGTACTTTATCATAGATGCCATATATATGTGGCTTGGCATTGTCCTTTTGCTCGGAGCCGCCGCTGGGCTAAATAGAATGGAGTGGTCTGGGGTCAGATTTTATTCCGCCCTTTTTGGATGGCAGATTGTTTATAACGCTTTCCTCGCCATCCTCGGCGCACACTGGGGCCTGTTTGACTTTGAATATTTCGGTCGCCCAATAATGGAAGCCGTATTCTTATCAGTTTGGCTATATTTCTGCTTGATTTATTTTGGAAAGCGTCGGCTTTTATTTTCTCCCGGGGCCTTTAACGACCCGCCAGAATGGACCCCCTCGTCAGATGGCGAACCTGCATTCCACGACCAAACCGCCCGAAATTCCATTACTCCACCCCAAGTTGAACCTGAACCACCAAGTAAGCCAGAAATAACCGCTGAATCAAACCCACCTGCCGTCATTCCCGAAAAGCCGCGCAAAAAGGGCATGCCGCGTGCATTGGTGATCGTCATCGCCGCCGCTCTCGTGATTAGTCTCGCTGGTAATATCTGGCAGTACGTTTCATGGGCAAGCGATTCGGCGGAATCTGCCGAAAAGATCCGTGTGCTCAACAACAAGCTCACCCAAAAAGAAGAAGCCATCAGCGAATACCGAGCGAAAGTCGGAGACTTAAATACGGCACTTGCCCGCGCCAATATCCAGAAAGAGGGGCTATATGACCATCTGGACGCGGCTCTTTTCTTGTATAACAATATCGGATTTATCGTTGACGGGTCATCGTACTATCACAATTACGAATGCCCGGTATTTCAAGCGGCAAACGAATATTGGGCCCACAATATCGAATACTGCCAATCTATCGGATATAGTGCTTGCCCGGTGTGCTGGGATTAAGTTTTGAGAAAAGCCCTCGCCGCCTCTGCAACACCGGCGAGGGCTTTTCAGCAGCAGCGGGGAGCGGTCGCCGCTGCTTGGCTTCACCGTACAGCACCCAGCACTGCACTTTCAAGACTTAGATTCGACCTTTCGACAGCGTCCGACAAATTTCATTGCTACAAAAAAGTGCAACATTTGCACTGAAAGGATATGATGTTAAGTGAGCATTCAGGAACGATGTCAGGAACGAAAAGAACTGTTAAAATTGACGCACCAAGATATTGCCGACAAAGCAGACTTACCGTTGCAAACAGTAAAAAATTTTTTCTCCCGCGCGTCGAAAGCCCCGTCCGTTTATACCGTCGCCGCGATCTGCAAGGTGCTCGGCATTTCGCTTGATGAAGTGTTCGGGATTTCCGAACACTTGACACCGACCGAGGAAACATTGCAGGCGCGAAACGATGAGCTGGAACGCCATGTTGATGCAAAGGCCGATACCATCGAGATCATGCGGCGCGGCGTCCGTATCCGCAACGGCGTGATTTTAATTTTGTTTATCGCGGTGTTGCTGCTGGCCGCATGGTGCGTGTATATCGACCTGCACTGCACCGACTATGGTTTTTGGAGGGGCTAACATGGCGAATTGCATCAAATGTAAAGAAGCGCTGCCGGATGGCGCGCTGTTTTGTCCTATGTGCGGGAAAAAGCAGGCATCTGTCGACCGAAAAGCCACAAAGCGCGGCAACGGGACAGGGACAGTCTATAAACGCGGCTCTTCCTGGGTAGCCGAAATCACCAAAGGTTACCGCGAAGAGGGCGGAAAGCTGACACGCGTAAAAGTAAAAAAATGCGGCTTCCGCACAAAGCGGGAAGCCTTAGAATATATCCCTATGCTGCGGACGCAAAAGCCCCGTGAAAAGGATATCACTTGGCGCAAGGCATACGAATTATGGTTCCCGACGCACCGCGCCGACAAATCCACGCTGAACTGCTATGCCGCCGCCGAAAAATACTTTGCGCAAATCGAGTTTATGAAGCTGGCTGCGGTCGAAATTGATGATATCCAAGAATGCATCGATGACTGTCCGCGCGCCAAGCAGACAAAAAAGAACATGCGCACCGTGTGCAGCCTGATCTACAAGTATGCCGTTCCGCGCGGGTACGCCCCTATGAGCATGGCTCCGTATCTCACCGTTACCGGCGAGAGTGCCGCGCCGCGTGCGAGTTTTGATGCTGACCAGATCAAGAAGATAAAAGAAGCATGCGGCGTGATCCCGTATGCCGATTACATTTACTGTATGTGCTATCTGGGCTTCCGCCCTACAGAGTTTCTCGGCCTGTCGATTGATAACTACGATAAGAAAGAAAAAGTCCTCCGCGCGGGTATCAAGACCGAAGCGGGCAAGAATAGAACCGTCACGATCTCGCCAAAGATTCAGCCTATCATCGACCGGCTGGCGAAAGATAAGATATCCGGCGCGCTATTCTGTAACGAAGAAGGAAAAGCGTTCAGGTATGACTATTATCGCGACGAGGTTTTCTATCCCACATTAGAGGCCATCGGCATTGATAATCCGATTGAGAACAAGCGGCACAAATACTCTCCCCATACGTGCCGCCATACGTTCGCAACACTGATGAAAAACATTCAGGCGTCGGACAAAGACAAGCTCGAACTGATCGGTCATGCAAGCCCTGAAATGCTGCGGTATTATCAGGATGTCAACCTCACCGACCTTCGAAAAATCACCGATGCGATATAATTTTTCTGTTACCCCCTCGTTACCCCCATCGAACGATTACCCGTTGATATTCCGTCGTTTTTCGGTGACTGGGGGTCAAGAGGCCGTGAGTTCAAGTCTCGCCACTCGGACCAAGAAAAACCTCGAAACCGTTGCGGTTCCGAGGTTTTTTCATATCCCCGCTATTCTGGCAAATTCTCGATTATGCCCAATATTTCTATCCTGTTACCCCCGCAGTTACCCTCACATAAAAGGCCTCTACCCATTGCGGGTAGAGGCCTTTTTGGCTAATAATGCATCATTTTTTAGGCTCGCTTATCCCTCGCGAAACATCCCTTGCATCGTTCGAACCTCAGCAGCCCTCTCGATCTGCTTCCCGTGCAGATAGTCATAGAGACCTTTCATGCCCTCGGGCAGCTCGCCCTTCTCCTGCTTGTACTTCTGGATGACGCCAGCGACCTCGGCGTGGAGCATCGTCATGTGGTGCATCTCTTCGCCGGAAAGTTCGTAAAACGTCTTCGCAAGAGCCGGACATTCGTCTTTGTACTCAAGGGCGCATTTCGCGTACTTCTTCGCGTCCTCGATTTCCTCGTCGACCATCGCCGACAGTTTTTCAATGAGTTTCATTTTCTTCCTCGCTTTCCGCGGCCAGCGTCGGTATCGCCTTTTTGATCTCAGCGATCGCCGCGTCGCCGATCTGGTTGCCGATGCTGCGCCCTGTTGGTGTGGCCACCATCGCGCCGAGCAGCATCCCGATCAAGAGCTGCACCATCGTGCACCTCTCAGACCCGCTGCACGCGCAGCGCCACATTATTGACCGTAGCAGCGGCACCGGTAAGCACCAGCGTCAAGGCGGACCCTGCCGCGCAGCAGACCTGACGCACAAGCGCTGGAATGCTGAGATCGACCGTTCCGTTGGCGGCAGCAGTCTCGGACGCAGTCGCGCCGGGGACGGCGACGCCGTCCTTGTAGAGTGTAACGGTGACGGTTCCGGCAGCGGTAGATGTGGCGGTGATTGAGGCATCGACATCGTAGTAACCGGCACCGGTGATGTTGACGGCGTTGCCGTTGAGCGCCACATCGCAGCCGTAGCGGCGGATAAGGCTGCCAAGAGGGATGACGCCGTCGACCGCGACCGCGGTAGGCGTCTGCATGGCAGCGTAAAGAGCGGATTTACAAGACATTTTTTATTCTCCTTCCATAAAAATGGGCGGGGCTATTGCCCCGCCTGTTACCCGGCCATAGGGGCCTACCATGTCCCCCGAGCGGGGAATATGGTCTTAAAGGTTGACGTTGCTGTTGCAGCCGCAAGACGCGGGGATGATCTGGCCTGCGCAGGTCGAAGCCACGCCGTACAGCGCGGGCTTGGTCAGCATGCGGCCCTCGATCGCGTCCAGACGGCGGTTAAAGCCGCAGCAGCAATCGGAGATCTTCGCCGCAAGGGCGTCCGTCTGCTCCTTGGTGAAGATACCGTTCTTAAGGTTCTGGTTCTCCATCTTGAGGTCGAAGATGGTCTCCTGCAAGCGCTGCTCGTAGATGCGGCTGGCCTGACTGGTGATCGCTTCGGTGCTGGCGTTGATCGCCATGCGCGTGTCGTTGCTCTGCTGTTCGATGAGATACTGCGTGCGGGCCGTGTCGACGATCCCCTGCTTTTCGACCTCGCAGTTGCTCACGCGGTTGCAGCCGGTGTCATTGACGGGATAGGGCATATTGCCGCGGCCAAAGCCAAAGCCGTTGCCAAATCCGCCGAACAGCGCCGCGATGACGATGATGATAAACAGTACCGCGAGCCAGCTCATGCCGGTGCTCTGATCGTTGTTCATGGTGCATTCTCCTTTCCTCGAAAATTATTCCAACGGCTATTTCAGCCGGGGGAATTTGGGTGAACGCCTCGTTTTGCCATTCTGCGGGGTCTGTGAGGCGTTCTGTGCGCCTCCAAGTATCTTGTTGGCATCGGAGCGCAGGGCCTCTGGTGTCGTCCCGAGAAGCCCGCACAGGGCCTTTGCCTGCATTGTGCGCCCGTAGCGCGTATATAGGCTGTCGGCAATACCAGGATCAATGCCGAGCCTGCGTGCCGTGCTCTGCACGCCTTCCAGCGTGTCAGCCGTCCCGCTGATCGCCTGCTCCGCCCTCGTTGCCGCGCTTTGCAGGTCTGCGGAGGGGAACATTTTCGACGCTGCCGCTATGATCTGCTTGAGATCCATTCTCTTTCAGCTCCTTTACTTGGGCCGACAGGCCCTTGATGACCTCGGCCATGTCGCTCATGGCCGACTGCATCTCACTCATCAGCTGCTCCTGCGTTTTTGGCGGCGTGATGACGCCGAGCTCGACGAGTTTGTCGTAATACTGCTGCGTCGTGCTTTCCAGCTCTTCGTAAGCGGCAGCCGTCTTTCCAATGATCTGCTGTCGGTTGCCGAAATAGTCGGTCTGGAAAATATCACCGTTGTCGATAACACACATCATGCAGTTTCCGCCGCTGTATCCGGCAATTGCAAACTGGTCCATGCGCGCACCTCCTTTGTTGCTCTCATGGTACAAAAAAACAGGCCCCCAAAAGTGCCTGTAAAGTGTATGCAAAGTGCGTCGGAAAATGTCGAATGATTCTGCTTGCATTTTTGCTCGAAAAATGGTATTTTGTGCTTACAGGTCGATCCCGATCTACTTTTCACAAAAAGAAACGGCCCTTACCAAATGGCAAGGCCGTTTCTTTTTTCATATAGTTCAGATGCAATTTTATGATACGCCCGGCGGCGGTATTTTTTTACCGCGTCAACGGATAGACTTCTCTCAAATGCAACTTGCACGCAGCTTTTGCGCCGCACGTCGCATTCGATAAGGCAGTACGCCTCATCTGCTGGCAGCTCAAACGATAAGACATACGCCACGGCCCGCTTCGGGGCCATAGAGGATAGCTTTGCTCGGATTGCTCTGTGTGTTCCGTCCATGCCTGATTGCTGGACTTGCAGAGAGGGCTTTCGCCGTCCGTGCTCCTTTCGTTACTTCTTCGACCGCTCCGCCGTTGCTTTACTTCATCGTGGCGAGTTTTCGGATCAAGTCATCGCCGTACTTGTACGCTGCGAGGTAGTCGAGCGTCGGGTCCAGCAGCCCCGCGCGCTTCTTGAGAACTTCACGATAACTCACCTCGTACTTCGGACGGTATGCGCCTATCACGAGCGATTTTGCCCGCTTCTTGCGGTATACGCCGTCGCCGTTGGCCTGACTGCCCGCCGTGCCGCTCGATGTGTTGCCCTCGATGGCCGTCACGTACTGGCCGTCTACGCTCTCACAGATGCCCGTATGGTCGGTCTTGACCATCGTGTTGGGAAAGTCATAGATCAGCACGTCGCCCGGACGATAGCCGGACGTGACCCACTGGCCGTGGGCCTTGGCGTAGTTCATCAACTCTCCGCAACTCGCGGTCTTCCCGCCGCCGTAGAAGAGCTGCTTGTCCACCTGCTGAAAGCACCACCAGACGAATTGCATACACCAGTACACCCCGTCCATGCCGTAGGCCTTGCCATACTTCTGACGGTTGCCCGGCTGCTCCACCGTGCCGATCTCCTTCTTGGCGACGGCGAGTATATCTGTTGCTCTCGCCATATCTTACGCCCCCTTGTCGATCACGTCCTGCGTCTTCTGGCTCTGCGTGCCGAAGTAGAACGCGATGATGACCGCATAGATCGTCATAAAGTCCTGCGAGATGTTTCCCGTCACCGCCATATAGGCGAAGACAGCGGTCAGCACCAGCGTCACAAGGCTCTTGACGCTGAGGAGGTTTGCTACTCTCTTGCGAATCAGTTCCATGTCATTCATCCTTTCCTTTGATTTTGATTCCCGCCAGTAGTGCCAGTTCCGCCGTCCACGCCGCAAACCATGCGACCGTCAGGCTGTCCGGCACTACCTTGTCATGCGCGGTCAGCACGAGCACCGCAATGCAGTACCAGCAGAGGTTCAGCACTGCCGCAATGACGTACTTGTCCCGCTTTCTCAGTTTCTTCATAAGGCCGTCCCTGTCAGCAGCCACGCGATAAACGCGCCTGCCAGCGCCGCAAGGATCTTGTCGACCAGACTGTCCCAGCGCTTCCCTGCCTTGCCCGTGATGGTCTTGACGTCCTCCTTAATCTCTTTGACGTCGCCCTCAACGGTTTCCTGCTTGGTAGCCAGCACCTCGACCGAGGTCACGAGCCGGTCAAGCGCGACCTGATGCTCAGTCAGCTCGTTGATCCTGTGCGTGTTGCTTTTGCAGCGGCTTTCGATCAGCGCGATCGCCGCGTCATCGTAGTGCTTTGCATTGTCCATTTTTCACGCCCCCCTTATTTTTTGGTGTTCTCCCATGAGCCTATCATGCCGCCCCCGCAAATTCACCACGGGGCAAAAGAACCTGCCGGATTCCCGACAGGTTCTTTCTCTTTACGCCGCTTTCTTCCTCGCGATCGCAAGCTGTTCGTCCACCCGCGCGCGGTTCCAGTGGCGAATCTTCTTCGGCACATCCAGATACTCATACATCGCCGTGCGCTGCTGCTCGTTGAGCCCCGAGCGGAACAGCATTTCCATGATCTGTAGGCCCTTGCTGTAGTCGATGCTATCGCCGTTCTTGTCTTTCAGCGCTTCGCACTCACTCGCCGCAGCCTTGCAGGCCGCGAACACGCCCGGGTCGATGCGGTACTGCTTCTGTGCCTCCTGCGCGTTCTGGATCCATTTCGTCGTGATCTCATACTGCCCGCCGGAGTTGTCCTTCAGCGCCATCGCCTCGGCGTAGCTCTCGACATAGCCGAGCGCCTTATCCTTGCCCTCGTCAGAGAGCCGGGAGAATGCGCCGCTGCTCGTCGCCTTGTCGGCCTGCGCGCGGTAGGTCTCGCCCTTCTGCGTCTCATACTTGCTGTACGAGCTCGCGTCCAGATTTGCCGCGCTGAATTTCTCCTCGCTCTCACCACTGTCGTAGGCGTACTTCCCGCGAATGCCCAGCAGGTCAAGCGACTTCTGCGGCAGCGAATAGTTTTCTTCGCTCTCGGTTTTCTTCTTGTAGCGAGTCTTGAGGCTACTCTGGATGCTCTCGCCGTCAAGGCCCATCTGCTCCATCAGGTCACGGCGCACGTGCTCATAGGTCGCGTAGTCGCCCTGTTCCAGCGCATCATAGAGGATGGAGATGAACCGGCTCTTGTTGCTGCTGTTCTCGAGGTTGTAGCTGAACTTCTCCACCTCGTACTGGAAGCCGAGGCTCCCGCTCGCCTGCGCCACGGTGCGCAGCGTCGCCATAATATCGCGCTTAATGTTGGCGACCGGAAGACCAAACATCTTGCTTGCCGCCGCGATGAGGCCGAGCGTTGCTTCCTTTCGCGTTTTCTTGCCGCTTTCATCAATGCTCTTGGCGAACGTGCCCGCCGCATCGAGCATATCGGCGAAGACCTCCATGTCAGGTCGGGACACATCGTAGCCCTGCGCAAGGGATAAAATATCCTTTGCGAACGGGGCCTGCGCCACGATGTTCATGTTGCTGCCGACGTTCCCGTTCAGCACCACGTTTCCAATCAACTCGAGCGCGTTCTTCTCGTCGCCCTCCACGCCCGTAAAGGCCGAAAGGAATTTCTCCCAGTAGTCCTTGTCACGGTCATCGTCGCGCAGACCGTCGACGATGCTCTGCGCCAGCGCGTTCACAACGTTCGTCACCACAAGCGCCGTTGCCGCGCGTCCGAGCGTCTTGAGGGCCTTGCTGCGTTTTGCCGGGTTTTCCTCATAGCGGAAGTTGTCATAGCTGCGCATCAGCACATTCAGGCTCATGATGGGCTCGCCCATGAAGGCCGTCGCCTGCTGCGAAAGCGTACTCTTTCCGCGCATGATGTTGCTGCGCTGCAAGATACCGTCGACGACCTGTGTCTGGTCGATCATGTCGGAGAACACGTCGTTGACCGCGCTGTAAAATTCGTTGCTGCCCGCGCGGATATCAGGCTTCTCACGCTTCACCTGCCACTCGCAGGCGTTCCATAACTTCCCCCACGTCGCGGCGTCCGCCTTGCCCGCTGCCGCGCCCGCCAGCTCGTTCAGCTTGTTCGCCACGCCCTCCTTGCCGTAAAAGCGCTCTTTCAGCGTGTACGGCGACGAAATATCGAAGCTGCCGACATCCTTGCGCATCGCGATAGGCGAGTGCTCAAGTGCTTTCTCCCAGCCGTTCCCCTTCGTCACGCCGCCGGTCATGCCCTTTGCCATGTCCTTCGGGTCGAGCACCGCCGCCGCGCGGAAGAATGCCGTCGGCTGCTGGACGACGACGCGGATGTTCGCGCCGACCGACGCGCCCTTGAATTTGCCGACGAATTTGCCCATTGCGCCCGTGATCGGTTCGAAGTCTTTCGTGCCGATGCCGTTCTGAATGTCGCCCATGAGCTTCATCCAGTAATTCTGTGCGCCCTCGCCGCCCTTTTCATTGAGCAGGCCCTTGACGGTCATAAATGTCTTTCCCGCATCGTTTCGCCACTGGAAGTTAAAGAAGCGGTTCGCGTCCTCCATCGGCGCGAGCCATGCTGCGTAGTCGATCATGTCAGAGGCGTGGTCGGCAAACGTATCAAACACGCTGCGCAGCTCTACGGCGTTGTTAGCGTTCGGCGTCACCTGCTGTGCCATGCCAATATTCTTGATGGAGCGCACATTGCCGCTGTCCTTCTCGAGGTTGCTGTGCAGTGTTTCCTTTGCTGACTTGATAGGCCAGTAGTTTTTCTCGGTGAATTTGCGGTAGCCGTAGGCCTGCATGCTGGCGTCGTTGCCGTACTTGGCAAGCGTCGTCACGGTCAACTCCTGCAAGCCGTCCGCCACGCGCTTCTGCTCGTCCGTCAGTTTGCCCGTGATGCGCTCGATGTCTCCCTCGGTCAAAAAGACCTGCTGCGTGCCGCGCCGTACCTTCGTCCTGCCGGTCTCCGCGCTCTTGATCTCCGGCTGGATGACACCGCCGCCGAGCAGATGCCCGAGTGCCTGCTTGCGCTTGCTCAGAAGGTACAGTTCCATGATCTGCGGCGTCGTCAGCGTCAGCTTTGCTTTGCCGTCGGTCGTGATATCGTGCGTCTCCGCCTCCCACTTGCCGATGGCGCTGCCGCGCGCATCGCGCAGCGCGCCTTTCAGGTCGCCGTGGATAGCCTTGCCCGCAACGTCCTTGAAGCCCGCCGCGCCCAGCTCGTCGCCGAGCACCTTTTGCGTCTTCTCGGCGATGTCGCGCGCCATAATCTCCTGTTGATCCTGCGCATTGCGCAGCATCCGGTAGATGCTCTTGCCCGTCTCGCCGTAGTGTGCGAAGAAGGTGTACGGCGTTTCCAAACTGATCGTCGTATTGTTGCCGAGCTTCTTCCGGCGCGTGCTCACATCGGTCTTGAAGGCGTCCGCCATCTGCTTTGTGGTCTCGAATTTGCTCTTGGAGAGCACCTTGCCCGCCGTCGAGACGGATTTCTCCACCGCGCGGATGGTCTTCCACATCGTCCCGAGCTCTTCGCGCGTCAGCTCAGAGAGCCGCTTGTCCTTCATCCCGATAACCTGTCCAAGCAGACCGTCCTTACCGTCTGTGCCAAACAGCGACGGGTCGATGACCATATCGCCGCCGTCCGCCTCTTTCCCTGAAAGAATATCCGCATACTGATCTCGGAGTGCTTCGAACGCCTGCGTGCGCTGCGTCGGCGTGCCGCTGCCGTCATAGACGCGCTTGCCGCTCTCGTCCACGGTGTAGGCGCTTTCCTGATTGATGCTGTTCAGCACAGCCGCCACCGCCGAACGCATATTCTCGGGGATGTGCTTCGCGTCCGTCGGGCGCAGCAGCTTCTTCGACAGGTCTTTCGCGTGCCGCGTGATCTTCGCGCGCAGCTCGCGGCGCTTCTGCCCCTCGCGGCGCGTTGCATCCTTCTCGCGGTAACGGTTTTTCAGCGCATCCAGCTTTTCCGTCTGCTGCGTGCGCACCTTCTGCAAGGCCTCCTGTGTATGCCGCAGCCGCACCGCATCCGTGCGCCCTTGCGCCATCTGACCAGCGAGCTTCGCATCCGCCGCAGCCTTGCGGCCCGCTGCCTTTGCCGCATCCAGCTTTTCCGCCTGCACATCGGCGAAGGTCTTCTTTGCCTGCGGCAGGTCAAAGAACCGCTCCATAATGTCGTTCGAAATGGCGCTGACCGCCTGACCCATATAGCCCTCAAACGGGTTATACTCGCCCACGTTGTAAAGCTCGTTCGCTACCTCGGCGATGCGGCCGATCTGGTCGCTCACGTTGTTCTCGCGCGTCTCGCTGAAAAACTCAGGGTAGCTTTCCGCCAGCTCAGAATACACCTGATCGACGTTCGTGCGCTCGCCCTTACCGAGGTTCACCTTGCTGAAAAGCCCGCGTCGGAAGTCTGCGTAGTCCGTGATGCCCGCCGCGTCATCGGCAGATAGCGTGATCTTCGTATCCTTGAGGTACTTGCGCAGCTCGCTGTACTCGCGGTAGACCTCGTCATCCTTCGCGATAGCGCTTTCTGCGATGCGCTGGGCAATGGTGTCCGCGCGGCTTCTCGCTTCGGTGTAGGTCAGCTCGCCGGTCTCATCGCCGCCGCGCGCGATGTAGTCGTACAGGCTCGCAAGGTCGCCCGCGATCTCGCTGCTGTCGATCTCCGCGCTATAATCCTTCACGAGCTTCTTTGCCGCCTGCTGGACGCTCTTGCTGTCGGTGCGAACGCCCTCGCTGCGGCGCGTCTGCCCCTTCCAGTAATCCACGCGCTGACGCAAGGTCTCATTCTCCCTCTTGAGCGCCGCAAGCTCCTGTGCGTTCTCCGTACCCTTGAGGGAATAGTCGCCATTGACATTCTTGCCGTTTTGGGGTACACTACTTTCAGAGACGGATGCAGTGTTTCTGTCGGCTCCCGGCGACGGGTTTTCGGCTTTCACTGCATCCGTCTCTTTTTTCACAAAAGAATCCGGCTGCAAATTCAGCACATCATACAGGACCATATTCCCGTTCTTTCTGGTTCCGACTACGACATCAGCCGTATAATCATTTGCGCCGACGCGCAAAAGCACTGTCCCTCGGGCAAAGTCAGCGATAGAATCCTTGCGAGGGTGGTTCAATCCTTCGTTGACCCAATCCGTCGTTGCCAGCAGAATTTCATCCGCATTGTTCGTCGCCCTCAGTTTATCAGAGTGAAGCTGCGGATCATGGCTGTAAAGCCACTTCATGTAGCCAGAAAATGTCATTTCCTGCCTGCTCTGCTTATCAATTCGGATATCATTGTTCCCCACAGTGATTCCGTCGGGAAATTTATTTTTCAAATTCTCTTTGACCGTCGACACCCAGTCTTTCTTTGGAACGCCATCAAGAATATCTTCGTCAACTTCGACAAAGGACTTGTTATCCGTAGTCTTTTCAATGCTATACCGCGTGCCGCCCTCACCTGCGGCATTTTGGCTATTCTTCGCCGCTGCCTCGAACGCCTGCTGCAACAGCCCTTCCGCTGTCTGTGCCTGCTGTTTCGCCTTGCCCGTCAGCTTGCCCACGACCTCGCGGATGGCGTCGCGCAGCTTTTCAAGCAGCGTGCGGTCTTCGCTGTGCCTGCGGATAAACTCATTCAGCACGTCCGTGTTGGCGATCATCTCGCCTGCGTAGTTTGCCGCGGCCTCATCCAGCGCTTCATCCATGCTGGTCTCAACTCCCATGCGGTTATACTGCTCATGCAGAATGTTCGCCGCCTCGGCAACGTCGGGGTCTTCCATGATGGCATTGCGGAACGCCGTGTACTGCTCAGGCGCGAGCTCCTGCACGCGGTGCGTCCACTCATGGCCGACGACCTGCATCACGGGGTCCTGCGCGTCCTTTGCAATGCGAATTTCATTGCCCTCAATGACGCCGTTGGCCTTGCCGCCCATCACTTCATCCGCCATGCGCACGCGCACGCCGAGCGCCTTTGCAACGGTGTTGATCTCGTCTGCCGTCGCATTGTCCATTTCACGTGAAACGTAGTCGTCATAGACAAGGCCGCTGTTGCCGTCGCTCTCCTGCGCGAAGGTCTTCCTGCGCGCCTCGGTCTTCGCGTCGTTCTGGCCCGCGACATAGCCCGCGTAGGCCGTCTCATTCGTCGGGTTCGGGTTCGCTTTGCCCTCCACGCCCGCATTATAGGCAGGGATAAAGTTCTTCACGTGCTCTGCTGTGTCCTTGCCCTCCTGATACGAGCCGCGGATCGCCTTTTGCCCGCTCTCACCGATCATGCTGTCGTAGCGCGCAAAGAGCCGATCGGCAATACCGTTCACGATCTCCGCGTCGCTGCGCGTCTCTGTCTGCGTCTTCGGCAGCTCGGTGCGACTGTCATAATAGCGCCCGCCGCGGTTCCCGATGGCTTCCACGCCGCCGCCAAGCCCGCCGAGGATACCGCCGACAAGGAAGTCGTTCAGAATTTCCGATGCTTCCAGCTCGCTATAGCTCCCGCCAAGCGTCTTCCCGTTATAGATCATCTGCAAAGCAGGCTGGATGAGGTCTTCAATGGCTTCCTCGCCGCCCTCTTCAAGGAACGACAGCGCGATTTTACCCGCCGCGCTGCTGTTGAGCCCCTGCATCGTGCGCTCGATGACATCATCCAAGAAGCCCTTGCCGAACATCTTCTTGAACGGCGCTGCCGCGTTGCCGATCTTCTCGGTCGCCACGCTGAGCGCGCCGCTTGCAAAGCCATAGTTGACCTGCTGCTCGTGCGTTGCGCCCTGCCTACGGGCCTCCTGCGCGCTTCCGCCACCGCTGCGCACAAACATCGCAGGGAGCGCACTGCCGCCCGTAGCGATGCCAAGAACGGCGTCTGCTCCCATCTGCGCGCCCGCGACGCCCACGTCGACGGCGAGTTGCCCGACCTTGCCGAGCCCGCTTTTCGCCTTATTGATATCTTTTGCGCCGCTGTCGGCCAGTCTGTCAGCCGCCTTATAGATCGCGTCAGACGTGCGCTCGACTTCGCCGCCGACGCCGTAAGCCTGCCGATACGCCGCCTTGCGTGCTTCCAGATTGGTGATGACGGTGCGTGCCGTTTCACGCTCACTCTCGGTGCTGCTGGGGTCCGCCAGCACGTCGCGCTGCGCTTTGATATCCTGATCCCACAGCGCGATTTCTTTCTCGGCCTCATCACGGCGCTGCAAACCGCTTCCGGTCTGCGCCATGCCTGCCACATTCGCAAAGCCCGCGCCGTAGGTCTTCGCCGCGCCCTTGAGCGTATTGCCGACGCGCTGCGCGACCGTAGGCGTCTTCACATCCTGCACGTGCTGATTGAAGGCGCTCTCGCTCTGGTAGTTCTTCGCCTCTTTCTGCTGCAAAGCGCCCTTACTAAGACCCTGCACAAGTGTGTTTTGGCTCTTCGGCATCACGACATTCTGCTGCGTCGTCGGCTGCTGGCGGAACATCGGGGAGGTTGCTTTCTTCTCCTGCGCCGTCATCTTTGGCGCAGAAACAGAACGATAATAAGTATAAATTTGCTCCCGCTTGTCCTGCTTTACCGTCGCAGGCTTTTGCGCAGGCGAGTAAGAAGAGGGAACGGGGCTGCTGACCGCAGCAGCCGCCCCGCTTTTGCTCTGATATTCACGATATCCCTTGATGGAATCCAGCTTTTCCTTTTTGATTGGCATAATTTACCTCCGTTTATTCAAGCCATTCGTCCGGGTCATAGCCAAAGTGGCTGAACAGATATCGCGCCTCCGCATCCGTCAATTTGCCTTGATCTGCATACACTGCAATCGTGTTTGCAATTGCCGTGTTGCTGCCAGTCTGTGTTTTCATTTTCTCTAAGCTCGATAATATCCTCGAAGCGCTGCCGCTGAGACCGCTCCCGCCGCTGCCGCCATTCTGACCTTCCAGCCAGTTTTCATAGTCGGAATAGAGCCCGCTCGAAGACGTAAAGCCGTACTTCTGGTAGTTAGCCTTCTGTGCAAGCCAGCTCTTGGGGTTTCCGCTCGCCTGTGCCGCAGCAAACAGGCCTTCGTAGTCCATCGTGCCGCCAGAAGCTCCGCTACGTGCCCCGCCACCGAAAGTCCGGCGAGAGCCACCGCCGCTTGCCTTCCCCACCGCTGCCTGTGCGGCCTGCTGCAATTTATACTGCCATTCCGCATTATAGCGTGCGTCCTCAATGGCGTCGCGTTCCTTCTGGTAGTCATAGTTAAGCTTGTCCTGCTGCTTCTGATACGCCAGCGCATCCGCCGTCTGCTGGTCGCCCACCTGATCGCGCGCGAGCTGATAGAGGTAGTTTCGGTCGGCCAACCAGCGATTATAGTTGTTGTCCTCAAGGCCGATGAGCGTATTCAAATCGGCGCGGTCGCCGCTCAATTTATCCTGATACATGCTATAGGCAAGCTGCTGCAATTCCGGAATCTTGTCCGTCATCTGGCTCATCTGGTAGTCGCTCGCCTGCTGGCTCGCCGCTACCGCCGCCGTGGACGGCATTCCGCCCGTCATCACCGCCGTCTTGCCGAGCACGTCCTCGGCGCTGCGGTCTGCCTCGCGCGTATACTGCTTGCGGTACTGCTGATAGAGCGGGTCACTCGCTGCGTCGTAGGAAAACGGCGTGCGGTTCAGCAGTGCGTCGAGTTTCGCGCTGATCTGCCCGCTCTGGTCGTAGTTGTAGCTGCTCTCGCCCAGCTTATCGAGCCAACTCGTGTCAGCCTTTGCAGGGCTCGCGCCCGTGCCGAGCTTGATATACTCGCTGCCGTCCACGCCGCCGGAATAGTCATACTTCGCGCGAATTTTCTCTGCCGCGTCGTGCGCCGCCTGCTGGCCCGCCTTGTCCCCTTCGGCATAGGCCTTGTTGTAGGCCTCGGTATACTGCCGGATGAGATCAAGGTCACCCGAATCGTTGATGAGCGTCAGGTCTGTATTTTTGTGTTTGAAATTATCTGCCATTGTCCCCTCACTTTCTGCCGCCCGTCATATATTCGTACTCGAGCGCATAGAGCCGGTATTCTCCTGTGGCTTTGATTTTCAGCCTAAAGTGGTCGCAGCGGCGGATCGGGCAGTTGAGCGTGAAAACGCCCTTTTCCTGCGCGCCGCAGCGGTCGACCTCTTCCCACGCGCCGCCGTCGAACTTAACAAGGAACACGACCGCCGCGCCCTTCTCGCATTCCAGACGCGCCCGCACGCGCTGCACATGCTTCGCGTCGAACGAGCCGCCGTCGTAGTCGGCAAACTCCGCTTCGCTGCTGACAGCGCCCTCGCGCGTTGCCCCGGTCGGGATATCTGCCGGATTTCCCAGCAGCACGCACCCGCCGTCTACTAAGGCCATGATACCGCCCGAATAGGCCATTTGCACCACGGCGAGCGTATCTTCCTTGTGCCACGTCCCGTTTTCGCTGCTGTAGCAGTACAGCGCCGCCTTGCCGTCTTCTTTCAGGCTTACATAGTAGTTGAGGCCGTCGCTTCCTCCCACCGCGTCGAAGAGGCGCACATCGTCGCCCAGCGCGCGGGAGATGCAGCGCGGCATACCGCCACTGTACGCCATGATGCCGACTTTTGAGAGGTAATAAAGCGTTTCGCCCGCCACGGCAAGGCTTTTGTGACTGCCCTTCATCACGCCGAGCACCGCGCTCGACATGAGCTGGAAATTCGTCGGAATCGTGCCGTACATCTTGAAAATTTTGTCCTCTTTGAAAAAACACGGGTAGCCGAGGTAGCTCACGCACGCGGTAAACGCCCCCGCCGTGCCACTCTCCACGCTGAACGCATCCGTCGACAGGCCATCAAACACGTTCCAGTTGTACGGGTCGCCGAGCTTTGAAGCGAAGATGCTGTCGCCCTTGCAGCCCCACACGCGGTTCTCGTTCGTGCAGACAAAGTCCATGTCGGGCACGGTGCGCTTGAGCGTGACCGTCCCGGTCTCCGTGATGCTTTCCTGTCCATCCGGCAGGCGGAAGGTATTCTCATAGAAGCGCAGCGTCTTCTTGTCGCCGCTGATCTCACGGATGATGGGCGTGCGGTTGTTGTAGGTCTCCTTTGTGCAGCCAGAGATCGTCACGGCGTCGCCCACGTTGAACGGGAACGCCGCGCCGGTCGTCGTGATGCTGTTTGCCGCCGCCTTTTCGTCGGCATACGTGCCGTTGCCGAATTTCAGCCCCGCCGCGGCGTAGCTCGCCTCCATCGACTTGATCGTGCCGTCCTTTTCGCACACGATCTTGTCTGGAAAGATGAGCACGCGCTCGCCCAGCGCACAGAAGGTCTTTTCGCTGTCCGCGACTGTTGTCTTCTCTTCGCCGTTGATGTAGAGCTTCGTGCCATACACCTCGTAGAGCTTGCCCGCGCTGAAAATGCCGTTCGCCGTGCTCATATTTTTGCGGACGGTATAGCGCCGCGCGCGGGGAGCCAGAAGAGGGAAGTAGCGCGCTGACAGATTTTTCATGTCGTAGAGCTCGCCGCCCGCCGCGCCGAACGTGTGGTTGATACCGCCGAATTTCTCCTGCTGCACGCGCCGGTTCGTATATGCCGTGATCTCAGGCAGTCTCATCCGGGCCCTCGCTTTCTTTCTGCTCCGGGGCTTCCGCCGCGTCGCAGATCATCGCGATATTGCGAAGCGACTGCCGCACCGCCGCCACCACGTCCACCGCATCGCCGCTGACGTTCAGTCTGCTGATGAGCTTCATCGCCAGCGCCGCTTCCTGCTTGATCTTTTCATTCATGCTGATTCCTCCAATCGTTTCAGCCGTTCTTCCTGCTCGCGCACCTTCGCCCACAGGACGGGGATAAACTCACTGTAGCGCAGAAAGTAGGTCTCGCTGCCGTCCTTGCGCTTGGCCGCCGCCCAGCCCGCGAACTCCTGCGAGCTGATCCCGCATTTCTGCATCGCCGCCTCGACCTCCTGCGCGATGAAGCCCGCGTGATAGCGCCCGCTCGTGCCGTTGTTCAGCTTGTAGCGCTTCGGCTCCACAAGATCGAACATGCGCACGTACTTCTCCGGCAGCGCCTCAATGCTGTTCTTGATGTTTCGGTCGGACCCGTTCAGCTCGTTCGTGCTGCAATAGATCGCGCTCCAAACGAAATTCGGACTGCCGAGATTGTAAATGTCATCCGCATTCGGTATGACATCTCCCTTGATCTGCACTTCTTCGGAATTCCCGTCTACCTCAATAGAGGCGTGATACTTGTTGCTTCGGTCCCACCCAGAGGCGATAAACAGGCTGCCGTCTTCCGTGAACAGCTCCATTGCGCTGGAGCTGATGTCGAGCTTGTAGTCGGATGACGAAGCATAAGTCGTTTGTATTGTGCCGCATTCGTTATTGTCATCGTCCACGACACTGATGCTCCCGCCGCGCAGCTTTGTCGCCGTCAGCGTGCCATAGATGTTCACCGCGTCCACGCACACGTCAATGGACCCCGTGCTTGCGATCAACGCGCCGTTATACTTGAGCTTGAAGACCGTGCCGTCCTCGCCGCTGCTCGCCGCCAGCGTGAAGCCCTCGGCGCTCTGGTCGAAGATGCTCTGCGCCTGCGTCGCGTCGATCTTGGTGCTCACCGTCGCGCGGATGCCGTTCACGTCGGCCTTGATGTTTGTGATTGCGCCGTCAAGGTTTGAAATGCTCGCTTGCAAGCCCTTCGCCGTTGTGTCGAGCTGCGTGATGTCCCCCTCAGCATTGCTAAGGCGAGCATCTAATCCTTTCGCTGTAATGGAAATTTCATTTACATTCTCGTCTGTATCTGCGATCTTTGCGTAGATCGGCTCGGAGATATTCTTGATAAACTCGCTCAATGCGTTCTGGTTGATGTTGCTCCCATCCAGATTGAAGAGCGTATACCGCAGCTGTTCCAGCAGCACGAAAAGGTAGTCATAGACCCCGTTGATCTGCTCCTGCGTGTCTTTCCCTTCGCCGTTCGGGAAGGTCGTCTCCACCAGCTGAAATGTCGTCGGCACTTGTCATCACACCTTCCAGTTGCCCTTGCTTTCTTTGCGGTTTTCGCGCCGCCACCATGCCATAGCATCGGCCACCGCCTCGTTGGCAATGGCGTGGTCGTTGGCATAGAGCGCGCTGTCCTGATTGTAGGCATCGAGCTGAGCTGCCAAATACAGGTGGTAGCACTCGTTGTGTCCGTCCGGCAGCAGCAGTTCCATGTCCTCGACGCTCGCAGTGTCATCCTCCACGCTCACTTTGAGGGTGGGGGCTTCCGCCCCCATCATCTCGGCGATTCGGTGCTCAAGCACCATGAGGATTTCCGCCTTGCGCGGCGTGCTCAATTTGTTAGGCCGCAGCGCGTCCGCGTCACGGATAGCTTTCAGCATTTTCATACATTAGACCTCCGTGAAATACTGCCCTGCCAGCTCGTGCGGCAAATACTGCAATACGATCTTCCCGCCAGCGGCCTCGCCAATACGCTCGCACAGGTACAGCTTAGTGTCCTCGGGGTCTTTATAATAAAGACCATAGGTGTACTCCATACCACGAGCGGCCGGAATCGGGTCATCCTGCGTGCCCGCGTGGGCAACGTCGATTACGACCCAAAGCGCAGGCGTTGCGCTCGGCTTCCAGCCCTCCTGCGAAGTGTGCGCCTGCTGGCACTTGTAGAGCTTGCCGCCGTCGCTTACGCGGTTGCCCACAACGTAGCTGACGGGATATGCCCACGCGGGAAACAGCTCAACCGCCGTTGCCGCTTCGCTGTCCGGCAGGCTCGTTGCCGCCGCCTCGATGACCGGTCGCAGCTCCACCGCGCGCTGCGGCGTGATGCTCTGACCAACCAGCGCCGTGACAGTCGCCGCCGAGGCTTCCGCCTCCGTGGGCTTGCCCATCTTGATAGATACCGTGCCGTCGCGGTGGTCAGTGATGTCGCCCGCAAGGCTGTACGCGCTCATGTCCTCCTCGGTCACGACCTCCTCGGTCTGGCCGGTAGGATTGCCGTCGTTGTCCAGCGCGTCTTTGGCCTCGCGGAAGACGTTGAACCACGGCGTGCCGGTCGTCAGCAGCGCCGCCGCCTGCGCGTAGGGCATGGTGAGATGCACCGTCTGCGTCTCGCGCATATCCCAGTTTCTATCCTTGTAGTTGTAAACGCACGTGGCAGGGTACTCCTGCCCGGCGACTTTGATAAATTCTGCCATGTTGGCCTCCTTTGAATAAAAGGTGTTTATGCTTTGGGGATTGCAACGTAGGTATACGTTGTGCCTTTTTTGTTTAATGCGTCCAAATCAGAGCTTAGTCCAGATGTTTCTATCGTATTGCCTTTTAGTGAGCAATTCAGTCGAGATACGGTGTTGTTGTAAAGGCTTTCTGCGAAGAAGAATCCTTGAAAAACCATTGTAACGTAAATTCCAGGAGTTCCCGAATAACTTGCTTGCAAAATGTATACGATAGCAGGTTCAAAATCAAAGGTGATTTTTCGATAGTATGTCCCATCGCCCGTATACGTCCCGACCACAGCGCCACCGCCGCCACCAGCAGCGGCCATGATTCCCGGATTGAAGATCATGCCGCCACCTCCTTAGAGGTCAGGCGTCGACCTGATAGATAAACTTGCTGGATGAAAGGGTCGTTTTTAATGTCATGCCTGTTGTAGCCGGAGGTACTGAGGTTGATCCGGCGATTACGCATATAGATCCCGCGTCCGCTTCGAATGTCCCGCCGTAGTTCCTTGGGTTCCACACGCCGTTGGTTGTGAAGTATATTGACGATACCCCTCTGGTCGCGGTTATTGTTGTCAGCTTGTTTCCTTTCCCATACCTCACGGGGTTGAAGATCATACTCCAACCCCGCTTTCGAGGTCAGAATATATATATATATATATCTGAGGGCTTTTTCGATAAGGTTCATGTGTTGCTCCTTTCTGTCACTTAACTATTGGTGCTGCCGTCCCACGGCATAGTAATTGACATGTGTCCGATATAATAGGGGCCAGTTTGGCCGAAATACCCCTCAATCGCCGTTTTGGCGGTCGCGTTAAAGGTGTAAACATGCCCCGAAGCTGTCGTGTTTGCCCCGGAAGCAACCTTTGTACCGTTAAACTCGATGTACGTATTTGCCTTTGAGTTTCCGCGCACGTGCACCGTTATTTCCGTCCCGATTGGCACGGTAATCGTTTGCGGCGTTACATAAGTCGTCCCATCAATGACTACGCAGCAATTATTCGGGACGCTTGCTACCGTAGAAAACGTACCAAGCAAGGTAATATCAACGGTCGTCGGTTTTGCTTTTCGCCTCGGCCTGTTAAAAATCATCCCGCTCACCCCTTATAGCTCAGTGTGATGACCGTCACATAGACCTCGATGTTGCTCGTCGGCACTTCCGAGCACTGGAACGTCAGCGAATTTGCCGCCTGCGCCACGCACAGCACGCCGCAGCTGTTCCACGCGCTGTCATAGCTCGTGTCGACCGGCGCGGGATAGATGCACTGCTTCGTCGTGTCGGCCAGCACGCCCGTCACAGCCACGCTCTGCTGCTTGGTGCTGGAATTCCAGCTTGCGACCGGCAGTGTCACCTTACGCATGAACACGGGGGAGGCAAAATCCGTCTCAGCCACCGCTGCCGCCAGTCCGCCCGAGCCGTCGCCCTTGATCGGCTTGGTGGTGGAGGGGACATTGACGGGGCCTGCGGGGCCCTGTGGGCCGGTCGCGCCGGTTGCGCCCTTTTCGCCCTGCGGGCCTTTCTCACCCTGCGGGCCTTGCGGGCCCATGAGGTTAACGGTCGCGGGATTCGCAAGCCCGCCGTCGTTCGTCCAGCTCAGGTCTCCCGCCGCGGACACGGCGGGCGTAAAGGTCGTGCCCTTTGCACCGTCCGCACCAGCTGGGCCGGTCTTGCCTTGGGGGCCCGTGGGGCCTTGCGGCCCGGTTGCGCCGGTTTCACCTTGCGGACCAGTCTCGCCCTGCGGCCCTCTCGGGCCCTCGGGGCCGGTATCTCCCTTCGCGCCGTCTGCACCGGCAGGCCCCCGTGCGCCCGTGTCGCCCTTCGGGCCCTTGAGGTTCACGGTCTGCGGATTCGCCTTGCCGCCGTCGTTCGACCACGATAGATCGCCACCGTCGCTCATGCTCGGCGTGAACGTCACGCCATCCTTACCGGCGGCGCCGTCTGCGCCTTTTGCGCCGTCTGCGCCCTTGGCACCATCCGCACCCGCGGGGCCTTGCGGGCCAGTCTCGCCGGTATCGCCTTTCGGACCTTGCGGGCCTTGCGGGCCCGTGTCGCCTTTCGCGCCCTGCAAGGGGCCGTTGTTG